AAAATCGCAACCGATGAAAAAATTATCATCTTCTCGGGTGATAAAGACCTTACACAACTTATATCGGAAAACATCACAATCTATTCCCCTGTATCTAAACAATACTATAAGAATGGGGATATGATTGCAATCAACAGGGTTGATATACCACATTACAATGTTCTGATTACAAAAATCCTTACAGGGGACAAGTCTGACAATATCGAAGGTATTGAAGGATTGGGGGAAAAAACTTTATTGAAGTTCTTTCCTGATTTGCAGGAAAAACCCTGCACTATGGAGGAATTACTCTATATTGCACGAAATAACCAGCAAAAGAAAAAACCAAAAGCCCTTGAGAATATTTTGACTGGTAAGACAAAAAGTGGTATACTTGGAGAAGACTTCTACAGAGTAAATAAAAAGATTGTAGACCTTCAGTCACCACTCATAACCGAAGAAGGGGTTGAGTTGGTTAAACAAATCCAAACTGATACAATTGACCCCACCGATAGAGGATACAAAAATTTGATGAGAATGATGATGGACGACGGACTCTTCAAATACCTTCCCAAGAACGATGAAGCTTGGGTTAACTTCCTTAGACCATTTATGAAATTAACAAGAAAAGAAAAACGAAACACAAACAAAAATTAAACTATGAAAGAGCAGGACAGCACTAAAATGGAATTCCTTTTGACATTGAATGACAACATTGTAGTTCAAAGATTCTTCAACGTTAGAGGGTATAACCCAAAGGCGAAAAACTCACTTGAGTTGTATGAGTTTATTTCAAGCTTGAAAGACGAGCTTAAATATGCTTTAAAAATGAAGACCGTTGTTTACATGTTGGACAATAAGGATGCAATTATCCATGACCCAGCAATTATGAACACATCATACACTGATGGACCAGAAGTTTTCAACATTTATGTAAAAGTTGGAGACACGACAATTTGTCACAGAGTTTTTGACGGAAAATTTTATCCACCAAAAGTTCGTTATACGGTAGACGTACGACCATTTTTAAAAGAGGTTCTTCGTGAACTAACTGACATTTTTTCAAACAACAAATTAACTTACCAATATTTGGAATTTGACTTGAGTAAGTAAGTATTTAATAATATAGGGGGGATAATTTAGGACACGTATGAACAAAAATTTTGATTATTTAGGGAACACATTTCAGATTCAGTTGCTGAATCAAATCGTTGAAGACAAAGACTTTTCATCGTCTATTATGGATGTGATTGAATCTTCTTATTTTGATAATAAGTACTTTAAAATCATCTTGCAGATGATTAAGGAGTATCACTCTAAATATGAATCAACACCTAACTTTGAAACTCTTGACCAAATTGTAAAATCTGAAATTACTCAAGAAATGGTTGCTAAGATTGTTTTGGATACATTAAAACAAGTTAAAGAAGCACCATTTGAGGGTACATCATTTGTCCAAGAAAAAGCATTGAAGTTCTGTAAACAACAGGAGTTACAAAAGGCTATGGACAAGGCTCAAAAGATTATTACAGAAGGTGATTTTGAATCTTACGATAAAGTTGAGGGATTGGTTAGAGAAGCTTTACAAGTTGGTGAAGTTGAAAAGAACGTTTCAGACATTTTTACAGGACTGGATACAGTATTGGATGAAGATTATAGACACCCAATCCCCATGGGTATTGTGGGTATTGACAACCTACTTAAAGGTGGTTTGGCCAAAGGTGAGATTGGAGTTATTCTTGCACCAACAGGTGTGGGTAAGACTACTATCTTAACAAAGATTGCTAATACTGCATTTAACATGGGTTATAACGTTCTTCAGATATTTTTTGAAGACAATCCAAAGATTGTACAAAGAAAACACTTCACAATTTGGACAGGTATAGAACCCGATAATTTAGCACTTCATAAAGAAGAAGTTATTGCTAAGATTACCGAGATTCAAGAAACAATGAAGAACAAGTTAATCCTTAAGAAACTTGCGTCTGATACTATGACTATGAATCAAATTAAAAACCAAGTCAGAAAAATGATTGCTGACGGTACAAAACTTGATTTGGTATTGATAGACTATATTGATTGTATATTACCTGAATCAAGCGCTAAAGATGAATGGAAAGCAGAAGGTTCAGTTATGAGAGGGTTTGAAGCCATGTGTCACGAACTTAATCTCGCAGGTTGGACAGCAACTCAAGGTAATAGAAGTTCAATTTCATCTGAGGTTGTTACTACTGACCAAATGGGAGGTTCAATTAAGAAAGCTCAAGTTGGGCACGTAATTATTACCGTGGCTAAAAGTCTTCAACAGAAAGAGATGAACTTAGCAACAATTGCCATCACAAAATCACGTCTTGGTAAAGACGGGGTTGTATTTGAAAACTGCAAATTCAACAATGAGCTTCTTGAAATTGACACCGAAAGTTCCGTAACATTCTTAGGATTCGAAGAACAACAAGAAGAAAGAAAAAGAGATAGAGTTAAAGAGCTCTTAGACAAAAGAAAACAAAGAGAGCAAGGTGCAAAATTACCTTAATTAAATATCTACTTTTTTGAAAAAAAACTTATTATTTTTTAATAAAAATTAAGGTCGATTAGTATACGACCGCATATTTATCATTAAAATCGACGATTTTTTGATAAAAAACCTATACTTAAATTTAAACAAATGGACATTTCAAACAGAATTTTATCGGACATTACAGTGTACATGAAGTACGCAAAGTACATTCCCGAACTAAAGAGAAGAGAGACTTGGCAAGAACTAGTCACAAGAAACATGGAGATGCATATCAAGCAATACCCTAAACTAGAAAAAGAAATTCGAGAGAACTACATGTACGTTTACAAAAAACAAGTATTGCCTTCAATGAGGTCAATGCAGTTTGCTGGAAAACCTATTGAAATTTCTCCAAACAGAATTTACAACTGTGCCTTCGCACCGATTGATGATTGGAGAGTATTCTCTGAAATCATGTTCCTACTTTTAGGTGGAACAGGTGTTGGTTATTCCGTACAAAAACATCACGTTGAGTTATTACCTGAAATCAGAAAACCAAATAAAGAAAGAGGTAGAAGATGGTTGGTAGCCGACTCGATTGAAGGATGGGCTGATGCAATTAAAGTATTAGTTAAATCTTACTTCTTTGGTGGTTCACACATTGAATTCGATTTCAGTGACATCAGACCAAAAGGTGCAAGATTAGTTACATCAGGTGGTAAAGCACCTGGACCTCAACCGTTGAAAGAATGTCTTATTAAGTTAGAAGGTATTTTAGATTCAAAAGAAGACGGTGAAAAATTGAGACCGATTGAAGTTCATGATATGGTTTGTCATATTGCTGATGCAGTATTGGCGGGTGGTATTAGAAGAGCGGCACTTATCTCATTATTCTCAGCATCTGATGACGAAATGATTGCTTGTAAGAGTGGGGCTTGGTGGGAAACAAATCCTCAAAGAGGTAGAGCTAACAACTCAGTTAGTCTAATGAGACACAAGATTGATAAAGAATACTTTATGGACTTGTGGAAAAAGATTGAATTAAGTAAAGCTGGTGAGCCAGGAATTTACCTATCAAACGATAAAGACTGGGGTACAAACCCATGTTGTGAAATTGCATTGAGACCATTCCAATTCTGTAACTTAACAGAGGTGAACGTATCAAATGTTGTGTCACAAGAAGACTATGAAGATAGAGTTAGAGCTGCATCGTTCTTAGGAACTTTACAAGCGGGATATACTAATTTCCATTATCTAAGACCAATATGGCAAAGAACAACTGAAAAGGACGCCTTAATCGGAATCTCAATGACAGGTATTGGTTCAGGAGCTGTATTGAAATTGGATATGAAAGCGGCGTCTAAAGTTGTTAAAGAAGAAAACAAAAGAGTTGCTGAATTGTTAGGTATTAATGCCGCAGCAAGAACTACAACAGTAAAACCTGCAGGAACAACATCATTAACATTGGGTACATCATCAGGTATTCACGCTTGGCACAATGATTACTATGTCAGAAGAGTTAGAGTTGGTAAGAATGAATCAATTTATTCTCACATAAAAGAAAACCATCCTGAATTAGTGGAAGACGAATACTTCAGACCACACGATACTGCTGTTATTGGCATTCCACAAAAAGCACCTGAAGGGTCAATCTTAAGAAACGAATCACCAATCCAATTATTGGAGAGAGTGAAAAGGGTTCAACAAGAATGGATTAAACCAGGTCATAGAAGTGGTTCGAACGCCCACAACGTATCCGCAACAATTTCAATTAGAGAGCACGAGTGGCCAGCAGTTGGTGAGTGGATGTGGGAAAACCGTGAATATTATAATGGTTTATCTGTATTACCTTATGATGGAGGAACTTACATTCAAGCACCATTTGAAGATTGTACAAAAGAAAAATACGAAGAGTTGATGAAGAGTCTTCACGACGTGGATTTATCTAAAATTGTAGAGTTAGAAGATGATACTGATTTGAGTGGTGAAGTTGCTTGTGCTGGTGGGGCTTGTGAAGTAACACTCGTATAAGATGGAAAAACAAAATATAAAAAGGGAGAAGCCAAAACTTCTCCCTTTTCACTTTTATGAAGAAAATGGTAGAAAAGTTTTTACTGAACAATATCATATAGATAGAGGTTATTGTTGTGGGAACGGATGTAGACATTGTCCGTATGACCCAAAAGCTCAAAAAAATAACACCACTTTATTAAAAAAATAAACGAAGTATATTTATGAGATATGGCAGATGGTATAACTTATGGTATTAATTTCCCTTTTAGAGATTCGAGAAAAGGGGATTATCTTCAACTTACAGAATTTGAATCCCAAGAAATTAAGGCGGATTTGATTCATTTGTTGTTGACAAGAAAAGGTACGAGATATTATTTACCCGAATTTGGTACAAGATTGTATGAATTTTTATTCGAACCTTTTGACGGACTTACGTTCAATGCAATTGAATCGGATATAAGAGACGCGGTTTCACAGTTTATGCCAAATTTATTATTGAATAATATAACAATCACACCTGCAGACCCACAAGAAGAAGTTGACATTGCAACAGGACAAAATGTTGTTGGTTCAAGTGAATCTTCAATATATAGATTTCCTGGTAAAGGCACTTCAGAATATACTGCAAAAATTAGAATAGACTACTCAACCGATAAAAACACTTTTTCACAGAGTGATTTTGTTATTATCAATATTTAATATAAATGGCAAATCGTACAATATCATATACAACTAGAGATTATCAGGGGATAAGAACTGAGTTACTCAACTATGTAAGAACATATTATCCTGAATTAATTCAAGATTTTAACGATGCGTCAGTATTCTCTGTATTCTTAGATTTGAATGCGGCGGTGGCTGACAACCTTCACTACCATATTGATAGAAGTATTCAAGAGACTGTGTTACAATATGCACAACAAAGGTCATCAATTTATAACATTGCTAGAACTTATGGATTAAAACTTCCAGGTCAAAGACCGTCAGTTTCTTTAGTTGATTTCTCAATCACAGTTCCTGCGTTTGGTGATAAAGAAGATGAAAGATATTTGGGAGTATTGACAAGAGGTTCACAAGTTAGCGGTGCGGGTATTGTATTTGAAAACATATACGATATTGATTTCGCTTCACCATATAATGCTCAAGGTTTTCCAAACAGACTTAAAGTCCCAAACTTCAACGCCAACAATGTACTAATTAACTATACAATTACAAAAAGAGAAATTGTTGTTAACGGTATTACAAAAGTATTCAAAAGAGTTATTACTCCAAATGACGTAAAACCATTCTTTGAATTGTTCTTACCTGAAAAAAATGTATTGGGTATTACAAGTGTGTTATTAAAGAGCGGTACTGAATACACAAACATTCCATCAACATCAGAATTTTTGGGGGTTGCAAATAAATGGTATGAAGTTGATGCATTGGCTGAAGATAGAGTTTTTGTTGAAGACCCAACAAAAGTTTCAGACCAACCTGGTATTAAAGTTGGTAGATATATTCAAACTCAAAATAGATTTATATCAGAATATACTCCTGAAGGATTCAAAAAGATGACATTTGGTGGTGGAACTAATACAGCCCAAGACCAATTAGACCAATTTACAACTGTAGGTGCAACTTTAGACTTACAAAGATATTCAAACAACTTTTCATTAGGTTCAGCGTTAACTCCAAACTCAACTTTATTCGTTCAATATAGAGTTGGTGGTGGTTTGGCAACAAACTTAGGAACCAATGTTATTACTCAAATTGGAACCATATCATTTTATGTTAATGGTCCTTCTGAATTAACTAACTCTTCAGTTGTTAATTCATTAAGATGTAATAACGTAACCGCAGCAATCGGTGGGGCGGGAATACCATCACTTGAGGAAATTAGAAACTACGTTTCTTTCAACTTCTCAGCACAAAAAAGAGCCGTTACTGTTCAGGACTACGAATCAATAATTAGAAACATGCCTTCAGAATTTGGGGCACCTGCAAAAGTTTCAATTACTGAAAACAACAACAAGATATTAATTCAATTATTATCTTATGACACATCAGGTAAACTAACAAGTATTGTTTCTGATACATTAAGACAAAACGTGGCAACATATTTGTCTAACTATAGAATGATGAATGACTATATTTCAATCTTAACTGCAGAAGTAATCGACTTAAGTTTTGATATTCAAATTGTATTAGATTCAGCACAAAACTCAGGACAAGTTATATCTGATGTTGTAGATAAAATTTCAACCTACATGAATCCACAAACAAGACAACTTGGACAAAATGTGAATTTATCCGAAATTAGAAGTATTGTTCAAAATCAAAATGGTGTATTAACAGTTGCTGGTTTAAACATTTACAATAACGTTGGTGGTCAATATTCATCTGCAGAAACTTCTATGGAATATGCTGACCCTGAAACTAAAGAAATTGCTCCTGTTGACAATACAATTTTTGCACAACCATCACAAGTTTATCAAATCAGGTACCCAAATAAAGATATTAGGGTTTCAGTTAAGAACTTCCAATCTGTTACATTCTCTTAATAGGTTTATTCTCGGAGCGTTTAGTTTATAATTTAAAAAGAGTGTGTTTTACTTTAAAAATAACACATAAACTATTTATAAATTAAAGGCATTACATGGGTCAATCATATAGAATAAGAACTGAACTTGGTATTAACAAAACTATCGATTTAGAATTAGACCAAGATTTTGAGTTCTTAGAGATATTGTCATTAAAAATTCAACAGTCAGATATATTCACAAGAAATTGTGCGGACTATGGTGTTACTGTTGGTAGAGTGACCGCAAACAACGGATTCGGATTACCTAATGCTAGAGTTTCCATTTTTATACCTGTCGAGGCAGTTGACGAATCAAACCCAATAATTTCTAGTATATATCCTTACAAGTCACCAACTGACAAAAATAGTGACGGATATAGATACAATTTATTACCTTACGAAAAATCATATTCGGTACATGCTGCAACGGGTACATTACCTTCAAGAACCGATGCGTTAACAGGTAGTACTGCGGTTGAAATATTCGACAAATATTATAAGTTCACCACAAAAACTAATGAGAGTGGCGACTACATGATTATGGGTGTACCTTTAGGGACTCAAACTGTGGTTATGGATGTAGACCTATCAGATATTGGAGAGTTTTCACTAACACCAAATGACTTAATTAGAATGGGTAGAGCATCGGAAGGACAAGTTGCTGGTAATAGATTTAAAACATCAACAGACCTCAATTCCCTACCACAAATAGTATCTTTGGTTAAAGAAATAGAAGTTGCTCCATTATGGGGAGACCCTGAAACTTGTCAAATCGCCGTTTGTAGATTGGATTTTGACTTAAGGGATGATGCGAATATAGATATACAGCCAACCTCTGTGTTTATGGGGTCGATGTATTCTACTTCAGACACTTATAGAATAAGGTCTAATGGTAGACCAAGAGACAATATGGGTAACTTATGTGATTTAGTTGCTGGACCTGGACAAGTTTTAGCAATCAGACAAACAATTCAACAAGACTCCAACGGTAATCCTATTCTTGAACAATATGAATTAGAACAGGGAGGTAATATCATTGATGGGACCGGTACTTGGTTGACAGAATTACCCATGAACTTGGATTATGTAATAACTAATGAATTTGGAGAAAAAATATTATCAAATGACCCAACAGTAGGTATACCAACAAAGGGAAAATATAGATTTAAAATTAAATGGTCTCAGCCAAATTCATTAACTGAACAAGTTAGAAGACCTTACTATTTGGTACCAAATGTTAAAGAATATGGATGGAGTAGTTCAACCTCTGACCCAAGTAATCCAAACGCATCATCTCAATCTAAACAACGACAACGTTCATCATATTATTTTGGATTAGATTGGACGGGATATACTGAAGGGTTTACGGGTACCATAGCAACAAATTTATTGAACGAAAAAATAGATTGTGAAGACACGTTCTATCAGTTTGATTTTAATAAAGTATATACTGTTGCGGGACTAATAGATGAAGTAAAGAATGGTGCAAAGGGAAGATTTATTGGTATTAAAGAAATTGATAGTGATGAATGCGCAAGTACTATCAATAAATTTCCCGTAAACGATGGGTTCAGAAATTTTGATTTATTGTATTTTATATTTGCAATTTTAATGCAAGTAATACAATTAGTTGGATTACCCTTACTTATTATTTACCACTTTGTGGCCTTTTTATGGAATAATTTTGCAGTAATAATTTTAGCTTATTTTATAACCCAATTTGCAATCAACTCTGCACAAGAATTCATAGCCGCGGCGGCAGCAGCTGCGGGTGCCGCTAGTATTACTGGATGGGCACTTGTTTTTTTAATTGCACCATTCGTGGCAAAAGGACTTTTGTGGGCAGGTATATCAATATTCTTAGCGACTAAATTTAGGGATATAGTGGCATATAAATTTGGTAGAATAAAACTTCCTATGATTCAATATCCTGATTGTCAAGCATGTGAGTGTGTTGCAGAAACAACCCAACCTGGCTCAGAAGACGCTGCAGATACTGCTTCAACACCAGGATTTTTGACTCAAATTTCGAACCCAAATTTGTATATTGATAATGTCACTACATACTTGCAAACTCAACCATATGAGTACGGAACTAATAATGTTGGAACTAACTTAAATTATCCAGCAAACGGTGTCATTTCTGATACGGAAGATGCCGATGATTATAATACCACAATTGCTGTGAGTCAAACCGCTGCACTTGCTGGAAATAGTACCCGTCCTGGTAATCCACTGATTTACAAGATAAATCGTAGTACTTATATAACTGAGCCAAACGCTATGGAAATATTTAGTGTTGGTTATACATTACCACCAGGAGAAAGAATTAACATATATAATACAAGAAAAAAATATTTTGATGGGGATAATAAAATCAAAGTTTCGTTCAACTATCCCGCAAATATTTCATCATATCATTATGATAATACTTTAACAATACTATCACCTTTTGACGTAAGCCCTGGCGATTTATTGACATTTGTCTCACCATCAACATCTAAAGATTTTAATTTTCAATGGAGTGGTATAACAAGTGTTGGAGGAAATGTTATTAGAGGTATTGCTGGTAAAACTAATTTACACGGGGGTCCAATTAATGTAAGTTATGCAACAACACAAACAGGTGCAGCAACTGTTGTTTATAATCTTCCATCTGTAAATGCTAACTGTGT